AGATGATATGGAAATGGACTCTGAAGATGATATGGAAATGGACATGGATGATGAAGATGACATGGAAATGGGCATGGAAGATGAGGATGATATGGAAATGGATGATGATGTCATTGACATGAGGGGGGCTTCACAAAGTGAACTTTTAAAGGTATTTAAAGCTATGGATGGTGATGATGGTATTATCATATCTAAAAATGGTGAAGATATTTCATTAACAGATGAAGATTCTGATTCTGAATATTTAATAAAATTAGGAGAGCAAATAGAAAATTTTGGTTCAGATATGGATGAGGAATATATGGAGGGTGATTATGTTGAAGAAGATTATGATATGGAACTAGACGAAGATGATACTCAATCAACAATTGATAAAATCTTCGAAAATAAAGATGAAATTATATACGAAATTGAAATGGATGAACAAGAAGAGTTTGATATGGAAGATGAAATGGATGTAGATATGGAAGATGAAATGGATGTGGATATGGAAGATGATATGGAAATGGGTATGGAAGATGAAGAAGATTTTGATTGTTCTAATTTTAGCACTGCTAGTTATTTAGAAAAAAATCCAAAAGCAACAATTTCTGATGTATATTCTTATTTACAAGAAATGGGTTGTTTAGGTGGTGGAAATGACACAATTGGTGAGAATTATAACTATTTAGGTGAAGGTAAAAAAGGTCCTAAGTTTAAGTACAAAATGCCAACAAAAGGTTTTGACGAAAAAAAGAAAGAAGGTCCTAAAAAAGTTGGGACAGGAAAACCAAAATTCCAGTACGATACAAATGCCGAAAATACTAACGGTAAAATGAAAACAGTTACTGGTAAAAGAAAGGAAACCAAAGAGGCATCAAGAACTTACGCTATGGGCAGTAAAGAAGGAAGAGGCCTTAGAAAAGGCGTAACACCAAATAGAAATTTACATTTAGAGGCTTTAGAAAATCAAGTTATTGATTTAAAACAAAAAAATAATGATTATAAAAAATCATTAAACATTTTTAGAGAAAAATTAACTGAAGTAGCCGTATTTAATGCAAATCTGGCATATGCCACTAGATTATTTACTGAACATTCAACAACTAAAAAAGAGAAAATAAATATTTTGAGACGCTTTGATGATGTTCAATCATTACAAGAATCGAAAAATTTATATTCCTCAATTAAAAATGAATTATCTAAAGGTGTTGAGCCGACAATTAATGAATCTGTAAATAGAAAAATAACAAATGTTGCATCTACAGGTTCATCTGCTAACTTAATTGAATCTAAAACTTATGAAAATCCACAATTTTTGAGGATGAAAGATTTAATTTCAAAATTAGGTTAATAAATAAAAATAAAAAAAATAATACAAAATGGGAGCATTATTAGATTCTGGTCTTGTTGGTAATATTGGGTTAAAACACCTAAAAGTTATCAAAGAGGACACAATTAGCAAATGGAATAAATTAGGATTTTTAGAAGGTCTTAAAGGTCATTTGAAAGAAAATGTAGCGCAATTATATGAAAATCAAGCGTCACATTTAATAAACGAAGCTGCGTCAACATCTGACACAGGTGCATTTGAAACTGTTGTGTTTCCAATAGTTAGGAGAGTATTCTCAAAATTATTAGCAAACGAAATTGTTTCAGTTCAAGCGATGAATTTACCAATTGGTAAATTATTCTTCTTTGTACCTTTAATTCAGGAAGCAAATAGTGGCGCACACTATTCACCTTATGGTGCACCAGGTGCAGCAGATAATCAAACACCAACTACTGGTTATGATGGTACTGGTAAAAATCTATATGATAGATTTTATGAAGGTAATGAGCCAGGTTTGAACCCAGAAGGTATTTATGATTATTCAAAAGGTCAATTTAGTGCAGTTACAGCTACTGCTGTTACTGTTATTTGGAGTGGTGCTAATTTAGCAGTTAGTGGATATAGCGCTGGTGAATATAGAAAAGTTTTATTAGCTTTGTCTGGTTTTACAAGTGATGGTGCGGGTAAATTAATCGGGCCTGATGGTCATCCAATGGACAACGAAAGTTTCTTGTCAAGTTTAAGTATATCTGCGACTACTGCGGGTGCGTTCTCTGGTGTAACTACAGCTGGTATTGGAAATCCATTATTATTTAGAGTAGTTACTCAAAAATATGGTAAAGGTATTGTTCAATATGGTGGCGAAAGAACATCAACATTCCCTAATGATAGAACAGCTGGTGGATCATATAATGATTTATCAACACCTGCTGGTATAATTTATCTTGAAGTTGATTTACAAAGACCAGCAACTGTTGGTGTGAATTCATTAGATGGTTATACTGGTTTTACTACAACTATCGCTGGTACTGCTGCTACAGATTTTATTGCAAGTTATAGAATTTACAAAAATTTAGAATTTGAAGATAAAATTGGTGAGGTTTCTTTTGATTTACAATCAGTTACAGTTTCTGTAACAGAAAGAAAGTTAAGAGCACAATGGTCACCAGAAATGGCACAAGATGTTGCTGCATTCCATAACATTGATGCTGAAGCAGAATTAACTGCTTTATTATCAGAGCAAATTGCAGCTGAAATTGACAGAGAAATTTTAAGAGACCTTAGAAAAGGTGCTGCTTGGAATTTACGTTGGGATTACAATGGTTGGAAGAGATTGGGTACAAACGCTATCCCTTACACACAGAAAGATTGGAATCAAACATTAATTACAACTATTAACCAAGTATCAGCACAAATTCACAAGTCAACTCTAAGGGGTGGTGCTAACTGGATTGTTGTTTCTTCTGAGGTTAGTGCAGTTTTTGATGATTTGGAATACTTCCACGTATCAAATGCTTCACCTGAACAAGACCAATATAACATGGGTATTGAAAGAGTTGGAACATTAGCTGGTCGTTACCAAGTTTATAGAGATCCTTACTTCCCAGCAAATACAATTTTAATGGGTCATAAAGGAACATCTTTACTTGACACTGGATATATCTACGCACCATATGTACCTCTACAATTAACACCAACAATGTATAATCCATTTAACTTTACACCAATCAAAGGTATAATGACACGTTACGCTAAGAAAATGGTTAATAACCGTTTCTATGGTAGAATTACTGTTGATGGTGTTAGAACATTTGATTTAAATGAGTTAAGATAGTCAATTTTATATTGATATAATAGAAAGGGTTGCAAGTTTTTGCAGCCCTTTTTTTATTTTAGTATATTTATAAATAAAAAATTATGAAAAATAAGCCAGCATTTTTGAACGAAGATTTAAGAGTTTGGTTTGGTGATAAGAAAAAACCAAAAGGTAGCAACCAACCAAAAGGACCATGGGTTAATATATGTAGAAAAGATTCAAATGGCAAGCATCCGCCTTGCGGCAGAGAATCTGATGATAAGGGTGCATATCCTAAATGTAAGGCGGCAGGTGTTGCTAGTAAGATGAGTGATGCTGAAAAGAAATCATCTTGCGCAAAGAAAAGAGCAGCCGAAAAAAAGAATCCAAAATCTGGAACGGGCAATAAACCGACAATGGTTACAAAAGAAAGTTTATTAAGAATTATTAGGGAAATTTTAGATTAAGGAGGAATAACACATAAATAAGCGATGCTCTAAAAGGCTTCAACCTTAATTAAAAAGTTTTCTTTTAGATAATTTGATAACTCGTAAAAGGTGTCAAATTTTGATTGCATTTTATCATCAAATTTGCTGATAATATCAATATGTGTTTGATGGTGATTAATAAAAAACTTGAAAAGTTCATATTCATAAATCATATGAATTTCTCTATCATATATAATGATAAAGATATTCTCATCTTCAAGATAAATTAATCTTTCTGGTGATTTTGATGAATAAGCAAGTTTGGCATCTGGATTGTCCAGCATTTTAAAGATAATATTTTTACACCTAACTTCATCCTCTGTTGGGTCAGTTAATGCCAAGATGTTTTCTTTAAACGAATTAACTAGGGGGGTCAACCAAGATTTAATGTTCATAGTTTTTTTATTACAAATATACTATAAGTTGAATTAAATAGCAAATTCTGTTTCATCCCAATCAGGATCCTCATTTAATATAATACCTTTAATATATCCAGGTTTAACCATTTTTTTTAATTGATTTTCAGTGTATTTGGTTAATTTTGTGTAAGTTATGTTTATTCCATCATCAACTTTCAATCCTTTTGGTAATGATTGTAATTTGTAACAATGATTTAAATATAATGTACCATTAACTTTTAATCCTTCTGGTAATGATTCAAGTTTTTCACAGCCATATAAATCCAAATCACCCCCAACTTTCAATCGTTCTGGTAATGATTTTATATTTGAATGTTGTAAAGATAAATCGCCCCCAACTTCCAAGTCTTCTGGTAATGAAGTTATTTTTGAATAATCTAAATTCAAATTGCCACTAACTTTCAATCCTTCTGGTAATGAAGTTATTTTAAAATTTGATAAATCCAAATCATCATTAACAATTAAATCTTCTTTTGTTAATGGTGAACCATTTGTTATTTTCCATAAAAATGGAATTTTTGTACCATCTAACTTTTCAATAAAATTAAATATATTCTTTAGCGCTTCTTTTTCCATTATATAATTATATTATTTATATATCCAGGATTAACCATTTGCCTTAATTCCTCATTTGAATATTTTGTTAATGGTGTATAATTTAAATACAAATTACCACCAACTTTCAACCCTTTTGGTAATGATGTTA